CAGCAAAAGAATATACGTGGGATGACATCCAAGAGCAAGTATTGCTTTACTTATTAATAACTGGTAACACTTATTTGGTAGGGAACACACAATTCAACTCTACACTTATTGAGGAAGTTGACATATTGCCAAGCCAATCGGTTAATATCTTAAACAAAAATAGTTCGTTCTTCATTCCTAACTTAGAGTATCAATTTAGTTTAGGTAGCAGTAACGGACGTTACACATCGGAGCAATTAAAACACATTAAATTCTTCAATCCAAATATTAACAACTATCAATATGGGCTAAGCCCGATACAAGTGGCTGCAAATGTTGTGCAAGTAGGTAATGAACGATGGATTGCAGATGCCTCTATATTAGGCAACAAAGGTATTACTGGAATGATTGGCGATAAGTCAAATGCCCCATTACTACCTGATGAGGCTAACTTATTAGATAGTGAGTTGAAAAATAGAATTGGCGGTGCCACAAAGATGGGACAGATATTAGTAACTAATAAGGACTTAACATATATCCCATTAGGTTTAAGCCCCTCCGACCTGCAATTACTTGAAAAAGGAGTTGTAACAACGCGTACTCTTTGCAATGTATTAGGCTTAGATAGTTCACTATTCAACGACCCTGACAATAAGACATATAACAATAGATTAGAAGCAGAGAAAGCAATGTACACAAATTGCATAATGCCATTAAGTGGTAAGATTGCCGAAGCATTTACGCAGTTTATATGTAAAAATCACTTCCCAAATGACAATGTAAGGATGCGACAAGACTTTAGCAAGGTTGAATGTTTGCAAGAGAATTTAAAAGAGAAAAACGATATTTTAACCAACTTGGTTAAGACTGGCATCATAACACCAAATGAAGCAAGGGAAAAATTGAATTTTACTAAATTAGATGTAGAAGAAGCAAATAATTTGCAAAAAATGCAACAAAGTCAAAATAATTTGCAAAATTTGCAAAATTAATTTTATATATTTGCATAAAATGAAAACGAAAGCAGAATTAGACGACATTAAAAAAAAGAAATTATCTACTAAAATTGTGAAAAAATGATACCAAAATTCAATACCTTAGAAGATAAATTTGCATTCCTAAAGGCTAATAAACAGCTTATTATTGATGCAAAAAAGAAAGCTACTAAAATAGCTGATGCTGTTTCATTTAAAGCACCAGTAGAATATTCAAAAGACAATGTTACAAAGTCAGTTAATAAAACAGTTGACCTGCCAGAAGATATTGAAAGTGTAATTGCAAAGGTTGTTATTAATACAACAAACATCATTGACAGCCATGACGATTGTCATATACCAGGACTTTGGAAAAAGTCTTTGAGTGAAATGAAATCTACTTACTTATTGCAAGAACATCAAATGCAATTTGATAAAGTAATATCTGACAATATTTCTGCATATACTAAAAGTTATTCATGGGCTGATTTAGGTTTTCCAGAATACAAAGGTAATACAGAAGCGTTAATATTTGATGCTGACATATCACGTGAACGTAATGAGTTTATGTTTAACCAATACGCTAATGGATGGGTGAAAGAACATTCTGTTGGTATGCGTTACGTTCAATTATTTATGTGTATCAATAGCCAAGACAAAAGATATACAGAAGAAAAAACTAATTGGGATAAATACTATCCAATGGTTGCCAACAAAGAAGTAGCAGATGAAGAAGGGTATTTTTTCGCTGTTACAGAAGCAAAGATTATTGAGGGAAGTGCTGTTTTAAAAGGTAGTAACAGTGCAACACCTACATTAATAGTTGAGCCGTCTACTGCCGACACTCAACAAATGCAAGCCGCGAAAGCACTTGAAACAAAAAGAAAAGAATTTTTTATTAATTTAAAATCGTAAAAAGATGAACAAATTTGATTTATTCCTACAAACAAAAGGAATTACATCGGCTCAATTTGCCGAAAAAAGTGCTGAAGATATGGCTGCGTTATATAATGAATTTAACGAGGCTTCAAGCACAGAATTAGCGAAAGCTATTGAAAGCAAAGCAACAAAAGAAGACATTGATGCTTTAAAAAGTGAGTTAGCAGAAAGCCAAAAAGAGCAAATGAAGCAAATGAACGCTACAATGAAAGAGTATGGCTTAGCGATTAAAAAACTTGCTGAAAACGAAAAGTCGCAAGGTGTTGTTAATTCAATTAAAACGGCATTAGAGTCTAACAAAGATGCTATTGCTAAATTGCACAAAGGCGAAAACGTAACAGTTGCTTTTAAAGCATCGGCTACAATGTTAGAAAGTACAAATGTTTCAGGTGGGAATGTACCTGTTGAACAACGTATTGCAGGCTTAAACACTATTGCTTCACGCCAAGTACGTTTCTTAGACATCATTGGACGTGGTGCTGCTTCATCAAATGTTATATCATGGGTTTACCAAGCTAACAAAGATGGTGCTGCTGGTGCAACTGCTGAAGGCGCTACTAAGAACTTAATTGACTTCGATTTGGTTGTTGCTTCTGAAAGCGTTGTTAAAATGACTGCGTACATCAAAGTATCTACTGAAATGTTATCGGATATTGATTTTATTGAAACAGAAATCAACAATGAGTTGATGCGTGAGTTAATGAAGGTTATTGAGGCTGGTGCTTACTCAGGTGCAGGAACTACTGGTTTATTGCATGGTGTTAAAACTACTGCTACTGCTTTTGCTGCTGGCGATTTTGCTGTTGCTATTGACAACGCAAACCAAGTAGATGTTTTGGCTGTAGCTGCTAATCAAATAGCAATTGCTAACCAATCACAACCTACTGCAATTTTAATGCACCCTACCGACATTACTAAGTTGAAGGTTGCAAAGGTATCAAGTACTGATAAGCGTTACATTGAGCGTTTACAAATGATTGGCGGTTCATTATCAATGGATGGCATTCCAATGATACCAACTACATTAGTAACTGCTGGAGAATACTTAATCGGAGATTTCACAAAAGCAACTCTTTACGAAAAAGAAGGAGTTTCTGTTGTTATGGGCTTAGATGGTAATGACTTTACAAAGAACTTGCAAACTATCCGCGCTGAGTGGAGAGGGGCTGTTGTTGTAAAGACAAATGACCGTACCGCTTTTGTAAAAGGCGTATTTGCTACTGACATGGCAGCATTAGACATTTCTAACGCATAATTTTAAAATCATGGCTAAAAAAGTAATAGAAGAAAAATCTGAACCAGTAGAACACACACAAAGTACAGAAATCGTTTCTGTTGAAGTGGTAAAAGGTTTTAACGGATTAGAAGTAGGCGCAAAAGTAGAAGTATCTGCTAATGTAGCGAGTATATTAACAGCTAAAGGATTAGTAAAATAAATACGCATGGGTAATTTAATAGTAACATCTGATTTCAACAATGTAATAGCATCTGATGTATATACAACGGACGAATTGGATGTTGCTATTGAAACCTATGAAACGAAGCTAATATATGAGTTGTTAGGTGTTGAACTAGCTGAATTGTTTATTGATGACTTAGATATTGATGGAGTGCCACAAACACAGCGTTTTATTGATATTTACGAGGCATGGACGAAAGAGTTAAACAACGAATTAGTATCAAGCATCGGCATCAAGCAAATGTTGGTAAAAGTTGTTGGGTTTAACTTCGTAAGATTTCAGCCACAAACGAACACTATACAAGGGAACACCCAAGCGCAAGGCACTATTAACCAACCAAGCGCAATGAGTTATACAAGCCTAATAGTATCGTACAATGAAGCGATTGCAACTTACAAAGCAATTCAATCGTTTATATTAGTAAATATTGCTGATTATCCAGAATACAAAGGTGTATATAAATCATTTGCATCATGGGCTTAACAACCAATGAACATATAAAAGCGGTTATTGACTTAATGGATTGTTCTATTAAAGTTAATTCTGTTTCTTCATTAGGTTCAGGAAGGTACAAGTTATTCACTACTAATACTAAGTGGGCAACATTCGGCAAATTGCTAAATGGCAAACAAATAGTAGAAGTGGTGCAAGATGAATTTATAACTGTTAAATCAACAACATCATTAGTAGCTGGTATTTACACTCTACAAAGCCCCTTCTTTTATTATGGTACTTTCTTAGATACCAACGCGGAATTAATAAAGAAAAAGCAAAGCAATGATAAACTGCCTTTTATATACTTACATTTAAACGCACCAGAGTTGTTTAAAGATGAGTTTGACATGGTAGATTTTGAAAGTGATTGCGCTATTTACTTTATGGTTGATTGCGACCCTAAAAATTGGCTTACTGGCGGACATTATACAAATGCTATCAAGCCAATGAAGGCAATGGTTAAGGAATTTATTAGAAGCCTATCAAATTATGCAAAATCAAACGCAGCATATAACCTAACATATACACAAAATGACTATGTAAATTTTGGTGTTGTATCTTCTGACAAAGGAGTTATAAAACAAATATTTACAGATAATATAAGTGGCATTGAATTGCTTATAAAAATAGCGTGGAATAAGTGTGTAGTATGTTGCAATTAAATTATTAACTAAAAAATTATAAAAAAATGAGTCAATTATGTTCATGCGGAATAGCCTTACAAAATACGGGCGTTCCAGGTTGCGTATCAGTAATGGACGTAACAAAACAATTTATATTAGTACCATTGATTGCCAATGATGGAACGTATAACTATATAGACCCTGCCGATACATTAGACGCTGCCTATGTAACAGCGTTGTTAAACAATGTAGATGATAGTAAGCGTTGGTATCCTACTGGACCATTAAAAAATGTAACTACTGAAAGAGCTGACCCTATTACAGAAAGTTTTGAGGATGGTTCTAAGGTATTTATTCGTCAGGGAGTGCGTAATTTCAGCGCAATGATTTTAAAAGGTGGACCAGAATTATTAAGCCAATTAAATTCAAACCGTTGTTCTTCTTTTGGATTATACATTGTAGATGTAAATGGTTCAATCACTGGTAAAACTGCTAATGGAGATGGGTACTTATATCCAGTTGAAGTACAAGCTGCTTCATTCAATGGTAAATTAGTATTTACTACTGACACAACTATTCAAAAGATAATGTTAGCTTTCGAGTGGGGTGTTGCTGAAAAAGACGAGGACTTAAAAACAATTATGGCATCATCATTTAGCGGTGTTAATTTAGCTTCTGTAAGTGGTTTGTATAATGTTTATGCTACAGTAGTATCTACATCAACAACTGCAATGGTAGTAAAATTATTTGCTAAGTTTGGCGACTTAATTACTAACTATCCAGTTGAGGGATTAGTAACGGCTGACTTTGTTTCAAGTGATAGCGGT